ATTAATTAAATCTATAAATACATATCTAAAGCAAGGCATTTCTCCCCTCTCAGTTCCTCCTGAGAAAAGATTTTATACTCCCCAAGGAACGCATACTGGCCCTAGGGGTGGCACATTTTCTGTTATTGGAACCGAAGTAGATCCCGAAGGTAATCGTATTACTCCCTCCGCAACTCCCGCTTCAGGCGGTCCTCCCGCCCCCCACGATATAACGACACTTCCAGCTTTACCACGGGTGGGAAAAACTCCTTTTGTTGCTGAATGGCAACCGCCTACGCATATTCCACGTATGTCTGAATCAGAGGCAGATGCGGATATACAACAAAATCCATATAAATACTTTGATCAAACTGACGAAAAGTGGCTTAAATTTAAAGATAAGTATATAGATCAATGGCAAGATACAGGTATGACTCCAGAAGAGCTAGAAGAGTTGCCTGCGATGGCTGCGGAAACGTATGGCATGATGGAGCGGAGCCGCATTGCTGGAGACCTGAAGGCTAAAGCTAAGAAGGGAAGAAAACAGAAGAAGGGTGCTAAAGGCATGCGTGAGCACTTTGATCGCAGACGAGGTGCTTTTCCTGCGGAAGAGGACCCTCCAGATTATCCTATGGGAAAAAGTAGAGATACTGTGTATTCTGAGGCTGCGATCATATCTAAATTAGATATGTACTTAAAAAGGTAAGGTAAGGAGATGTTGAAAGTGTCTACTATCATAGAAAAAGCGAAGAGGGCGAAGGTTGCTTCTGATGTTGAGGCACAGAGAAAAAGAAATAGGGAGTGGGTTTTTGTAAATAAGGAAGATTTGCTAGGTAATTTTCCTTCTAGATGGATTGCTGTAGATAATGAGGCTATACAGTTAGTAGATCAAGATCTTTTTATACTGTATAGGAATATTAGAAATCGGGGTCAGGCGGATTCAGTTGTTTACTTCTTTGTCAATAATTTTGAGCCACCGTTGCTTTTAGAAACCCCCCTGGAGTTGGAATATGAGTGGAACACAAATGCAGGCTGGATCTCCTGATACAGATTTTCTCAAGGGTCTTGAGTTAATCATTGACTCTTTGGTGGAAAAAAATTCGTCGGGTATGGACGGCGATGCATTAGAAAAGATTGGTCCTCTTGCTGCTGCTGGATTGGGAGCATTGGCTAGTGGAGCACTTGAGGGGGATGGTGAGGAGAAGCAGGCTTCTCACGTTGAGGATGCAACTGATCTAGGTGAAAAGACCAATTTACCTCCTGAAATGGGGAAAAGAGAAGAAGGCAGTAGCATAGCTGAGCCTATGCTTAGACGTAGAGAAGTTCGCAAAGCTGATCTAAATTCTATGCAACGAGGCATAGATCTATTCAAGATGCTGTCTACAGTAGATAAGACCATTGAAAAGGTTGATGGCCCACGAGACTGTATTAGTGATCTTCAGATATTAAAAGCATTTGAACTATGTGAGTGCACTAAGACTGAAGATCTCATAGACGGCACTCTTATCTATAAAATGTTGACTGATCGTGGCAGCAGACCTTCTGTTGAGTGGTGGGAAGGGTGCATAGACTTTGCGAAGAGTTTTGAGGACATGGAAGAGCCTGCATTTTTCGCTACCTTTTTGTACCACAAACCAGATAAGTTCCGTCCAGATAGTTTTATGAAGGGATTGAATGATACTGGTGGAACTCCTAGGGGTTCTGGACATGGGGTATCTCATGACACCGAAATTGATGAAAATATAGGAGCGGCTGGCGGTCAGGCTATAGACGGTTTGGGCATGTCTGACGACGGCATGGACGATGAGACGGATGATCACTATCATAAAACTTGAGCAGCTAATTAGCGTTCGGTGGAGCCGAATATAATGCAACAACTAACTAAAGATATAGATGACATAATTGAAGTCGCCTCTTCGAACACCCTTGGGGTATATCAAGATGCGAATCATTTAGTAGATTTCACCGTTAAGGCAGAGAATGGTGAAAATGTTTTTTATATAAGACGTAATGGAGCTAATTTATATGCTGGAGTAGATGGGGCTAAGGCTGCATCTCTTTTCTACTCCCAAATAGCTCAGATACATGAAGACGAACAAATGGGTGCCGACCCAGACTTTGCCACCCTTCGTGAACTTTTAGAGTCTCGCAACAGGCATGTTAAAGAGGCTTTATCGCAGCTTGGTCATAAAGCGTTGGCTAGGTCTTTGAGCAACCTCACTTTCAAATCTATAGATAGCACATGGCATGATATTTTCTACTCTGCTGCTTCTACTGAGTCAATTATTAAGGGTAAGCATGTAGAGAAGATAGCTGCAAATGTTGTAGGCACAGATTTTAATGAGGCGGCTGAGAACGATGGCATAGCTGGACAGCAATCATTTGCGGGGTATACTACTAGTAATTTTGATATTTGCCCCAATGCCCAGTCAGCTTTCAGTAAATTAGGTGGTATTGCCACCCCAGAGACTCAAAAAAATATCCTGGCTGCTATGCAGTCTACTGATAAGTTTCTAGGTATAGAAAAAGAAGTCGAACGTAAGAAGAATGCAGATGACGTTGATGTTCAAGACATGGCACGGGCTATTGAAGAGACACATCGATTGGCTGGGGAAATCAGCACTGCGTTAAATACAGATCTTAAGCAGGATTTTGCATTTACCTCTGGTCATTTGATGGCTGTTTTGGAGCATTATGATGGCGATAGTACAGAGATTCAAAAAATTGAGGAGCGAGTTCGCAATCTCTCTGATGGACTGATATATACAGAAAATCCTAGAGATGTTACTCCTGTGGAATCTCCTTCTGTGGAGGTCCATGATAGCCGAAAGCCTAATTTAATTATGCGTCAGGCGGCGAATGCACCTAACATTGATTTGCAGGGAGTCTTCTTCTTTATAAAGAATACATTTGAGGAAGTTCTATTTGTGCGACGGCAAGGCCTTGGATATTGGGAACTCCCTGGAGGATTATTGAAGAAGGGAGAGACTTTACGAGAGGCTTTGCATAGGCAAACAAATCTTCTTGGGTATAGACCTTCCTCAGCTAAAGTAATTGGCTCCGTTGATATGGCTAATGATAGAGTCACTGGAAAAATAGTCACCGTGGGTGTGTCTGGTGATCTGAATTTGCCTGATAAATATGAGCAGTATGCGTGGGTAGCGACAGGCAGTATAGAGAAAGTGGCGTTAACTCCTGACTACACTGCTAATGAGTTGAAGTCTATTATGGCCCCTAATATAGAGTCTGGTCATGTGGGCCTACTTCTGTCTTCTGGAATACTAGCCAATGTTTCTAAGCAACGAGATCTAAGTGATTTAGGTGATCCTTTCCAGTCAGTGGGAGAGCCAAATCAACCTAAAACAAAACTTCCAAAGTCTCCTCTGCCTAAGGGAGATAAATATAAATATCATGGAGTGCGTACCACTCCTGAGGGAGTGACCTCTACTGACGGGTGGGATACCGCCCCTCGTGGTGAACTTAGTGAGAATACAAGACATCTTCGCCATCAAGTTGGGTTAGGGCATTATGAGCAGTCTCGTGGAGTTCTGACTGCAGGGAGCGAGTTGAGAGAGTCTGGTCATCCATTGAGTCGTGAGGGTGATCGAGATCCAGGTGAGCTTCATGTCGAAGAAGCTGGTCCTTATCTTCATAAATTCGATACTCAGGGGTGGGACCCAGGCCATCCTGAGGTGATAAATGATAGTCGTATGCAACCTAGAGGTGTTGAAAAGAATAAGAAGGATGAGGCCCCATCCACGCAAGAATTGCTCCAACATTTCAAAAATATCACTGCAGGAAATAAAGTAGCTAAGGCTTATCCATTCCAGCCAAATCGCACAGAGGATGTACAGGATCCCATATCGGCACAACGTAGCAAAAAGAGTGGCATAGAGCCTGCCAGTGAAGAGGCCTTGTCCAGTGCTGAGGCTGGCACTGGTACGCAGGCATTTAGTTCTGGGGCAGTGATCGATCTACCGCCAGAGATGGATCAAGCCATTGGAGTTCAGCCACATGCTTCGCAGGGTGCTGGAGGAGAGGGTGTGCAAGGTGGTGGTGATGCTAGTGGTGTAATGATCTCTACGGAGCGGTCTCCATTGCCTACTACTGAGGGTGAAGATGCGCCTGCATATGATTCTAGTATGAGGCTTATTGAAAGAGATGACCCTGTTAAGTTATTGAAGGATACTGTTGGCACACATGATCGCCACCATAAGCGTCTTCAGCAGATAAATAAGTTTGAAGTGAATCTATCTTACCTAAAAGAGGGTGGAGGTGGCGTAGGCGGGAGTTTTGGTGGTGATGGGGGTGGAAGTGGTACGGCATTGACTTCGGGTGGCACACATACAGCTACATATGGTGGTGGAGGGACTTCTACTTCCTATGATAGCTCTTTGAAGCCTAAACGGGGAGAGGTAAGTAAAACTGCGGATGAAGATGAAGGGTCTTCAGACAGGGGTCAGACGCATGTAGACACAAATTTAGAAAAGAATGCTGATGTCTATGGAACACAAGAAGGGTTATCTCAGCTTCCCGCTCCAGATGTACCAGAATTAGGAGCACGTGGATCTAAAAAGAACTCAAATACGGCTGAGAGGTATACGGCAGGGGATTCTGAAGAACGGGTTGATACAGACCGAAGTACTGTTGCTATGGACACTATCCCTCTTGAGCAAAAACCGTTAGGCGATGATATATCTAACTTGGTTATTGCTGAGCATGATGAGACTTACAAACCTGTTGAATTGGAACAACTTCCTGAGCATGAGTTGGCACGTAGAAAATTTATTGATGAGGATAGCCATAGACCAAGAACTACTGATCCCGCTGCGGAGCAGTATACAAATTTGTCTGGTGATATTGCCCCCCAGAATCATTTTGGAGAATCTTTGTCTGGGGTTGTAGCTGGTTTAATGGCTCCCATGTTATCTAAGAGTCACGATGATCCTTCTAATATGGATCATGGCATAATGAAAGTTTTGCGCCCAGATAAAATTGAGAAGCAAAGCACTTTTATGGATCCCAGTGAGACTTTAGTTGTAGCTGGATGGGGAAATTATTATGTAGTAGATCACGAGGGCCATCGTATTGGACTAGAGGGAATGCGAAAAGCGTTAGATGGCTTCTTGGCTCGACCTGAGTATGCAAATGTGAATATTTTCCATTCAGGCATCCAGGTGGGGCAGATTCTTCCACATTTTACCGATGAGAATGGAAAGATTTGGAAAACAGAGGTTAGGCCAGAAGGGCTATTTGTTGTAGCTGCATTGAGGACAGACTTAGAAGTAGCAAGAAAGGCCATGAGAGAAATATTGAAGGGCACATTAAGAGGATTTTCAATAGCAGGCAATGCAAAGAAGAAAGAAATTAAATGTGACCATGGACAATGTTGGACAGAAGTCACCGATATGGAGATGTACGAAGTGACATTATGTGTCCAGCCTATGAATCAAAAATCTTATATAACGGACATTTTGCAAAAACCTAGCCCAATTGCATGCCCTGATTGTTATGAAGGCGTAGAGGTGGAATATGATTCTGCCTTACAAATAAAAGTATAGTTTCTGCATTTTTGCAGAAAAGCTTTACACCTGTAACATATACACGTTATAGTAATAATTACCTTAAAAGGAGGTACGAGAAATGGCAACACGCCAAGTAGAATTGCTGCCGATTCTCAAGGCTCTCAAGGAGTACATCGTCAAGGAGTATGCGGTAAATTATCCACCGCATGTTCGTGGCGAGGATGCTTCTGCTAAGGAACTTCCTGCCGACTGGCAGGGTAAGCTAGACCCCATCACGGGGGGCGACACTGTGGGTAGGGATACCTTTGGATCTGCAAGCCAGAACACGACAAAAGCTGGCTCACAGTCTGAGGATGCCTATATCCATAAGTCTGAGCTTGAGCAGATTCTTAAGGAATTTGTCTCCAAGCACTTCGTCAATGGTCAGGCTGTTCAGCAGTCTGGCTCTCGTGGTGAGAACGCTGGCTATACCTACCCAGGACAAGAGCAGAGAATTCCTGAGGGTCTAGAGAAGAACGAGCACGAAGACGATATGCTGAATGGGAATGGTGATGAGTTCGCACCACCCGCGCCTGCGCCTGCTCCTGAAATGGAAAATGGTAATGGCGAAGAAGCTCTTCCAGGTATGGAAGAGGAGGACATGGAGGACGTGGTAGATCCTGAGGAAGAGGAAGATATGGAAGGTCTCAGTGCTGGCGGTAGTATGATGTATAGCGGCGACGATACTAACGTGGCAGCTATCCTTAAGGACATTAAAGGTCTTCTGTCCTCTCGCCAAGCTGAGAAGAAAGAATTCGCCTCTCTGCGGGGCGAGCTTTCAGAGATCAAGAAGTCCTTACCCTCACAAGTTAAGCAGGGAATTGCACAGGGCATGAAGCGATTTAATATCACTCCTAGCTCAAGCGACATGCCCATTCGTCGTGAAGTCACCACCGCTCCAGTTACACAGGATCTTGCTCCTCCTCCTGATCAGCGCATTGGCGTGGAGGGTGAATCTTTCGCCAAAGACGATAGCGTTGACTGGGGACGACAAGATGAGTTTACAAATTCTGTTGAGCAGATCCTCAGCACTAATGATGCTGGCGACCTGAAAGGGACGTTCAAGAAGCTCAATGGCATGCGGACTCAGTCTGGTGAACTTACGCCTCAGACTCTGTACTACTATCCCAGAGGAGGTGCTAAGTAGCCATGACGAACCAAAACGATCTATCCATAGCCCAATATATCGGTGCTGCTGAGCGAAATCTTCGCAGTAGTTTGATGCCACCTGGATACTTTGCTAAGCAGACGTATCTTCAGGTATCAGATGTGTTCACAGCGACGTATGGGCGCAAAGTCTGGGACGCACTGAACAACCAGACCCGATTCTGGAACATTCTTCGAAAAGTCCAGTGGGGACCCACAACTGGTTGGCGTGTTCGTTCTGATCGTGGTCCTGGCAACACTGTCGGTTCCACACCAGCTTCGTCACGATCTCGACCAGTTACAGAGACTGGCGCACTTCCTACAGTCGATGTTTCTGCCTATGAGGCAGTTGATTCGGCACCCAGGATCATTGCGACAGACTTTGGTGTCTCACTCAAATCCCAGATCATGTCTGGGTTAGAGGGCGGCATGGGCGATAACCTTGCAGTTGAGCAAGAAGCTGCTGCAAGGGACCACATCAAGGAGCTTAACCAGGAACTCCTGCTGCGCTCTAATACAATTGTCACCACAGGCGGTGCTTCTGCTACTGCGGCTGTGTTGGATGCAAATAATACTTTCCGAATCGGTGACACCATTAGTGATACGGGACTAAGTGATGCGTCGAAAGTAATTTCGTCTATTGCTGGTAACGTTATTACTTACACTGAGGGTGGAAGCTTCACTGACGGCGGTATCGCTTATGTGAAAGCCCGTGCGGGTCTGACTTCGCTTGATGATATCGTTGAGCAGGATGCCCGTACTATTGCGGGTGTTACGCTTGGCTCTGGCATTGGCGCAGATGTGTACAATCAGGCCACCAGAGCGGCAGATGGCTGGAACGCCGCTGCCTCTGTTCTGGATAACAACGGTACTGGTAGGAACCTTACCTTGTCCCTCTTGGACCAAGCCATTCGAGAGGTTCGTATCAATGGTGCGGATCCTGATGTAATCCTTATGGGTTATGACCAATACGATAGGCTTTCTTCACTCCTGCAGGCGCAACAGCGTTATATGGACTGGGGCGAGTTCGTTGTAAAGGTTGGCGATGAGAGCACCCTTCCAGGTAGCCATGCTGGTTTCCAGGTGGCAACTTACAGGGGTATTCCTGTCATCATCGATCCTGACATCAGGACTTCTTACACGGCTGCGGATGCAGAACTTGGCTCTAACGTGTATGTGCTCGACACGAGGTATCTGGAACTTGCCATTGCGGCACCGACCCAGTACATCGATAATTGCGGCACCGACCCAGTACATCGATAACCGAGACTTCTTCCAGGCGAATGCTTTCGTCCTTCGTGGACTCTTCTACACCATCGGTGAGTTGAGAGCACTTCGTATGGATACACACTCCAAGATTACGGACTTGAACGCCTAGGGGCGTTCGGGGGAGAATAGATGGGTAGGGGGTTAAAATCCTCTATCCATTTAATAATTAAATAGTTTTCTTGTCGCAAGTATCTGAGGGGAACCTTGGAGAGGTTGGGAATGGTGGAAGTGGCAGGAGAAGGAGTCTTAGATGGCAACGTTTACTACAACAATAATTCATGAGACTGTTTTTGGTAACAAGAGAATTGTTACCGCAGATGTAGTTGCAGCAGGAAATGCCACCGCTACAGGTGATGCCTTCCTTCCAGCCGCTCTGGGCCTTAGGGGCTTTGATGTCCTTCTTATAGGTAGCCCTATGACTATTAGCAGTACTGGCACTGCTACTACGGCTGAAGATGTTGGGTATCACATAGTTTACGACTACGTGAATGAGAAGTTAATTTACTTAATGGCTGACGGAGATTCAGGGGCGCATGTAGTTACTGGTGGTTCTGTTCAAGTACTAAACACTACAGTACGGGTGATGGCAGTAGGGTACTAGTTCGGAAAACTGAATAGGTGTCTGGTGGTACGAGTCAGCTCGACTGCTTTTAAGAGTTTTATTAAAGGGTAGTCAATCTTGGCTACCCTTTTGATATTTTAGCCAACTTCTTTGAGTATACCAAGGTGATCGAGCGTTATTATGGCAAAACGTAATTGGAAACAATGTTCATGTGGGTCCAAACTCCGTGTAAAGAGCGGAGAAGCGTTGTGTTTTACTTGTAAGAGCAGGGAGCGTAGGGAGGCGAAAAAATGAATTTACGTCATTTTTTGGGGAAGATTCGCCCACAAATCTTTCTTGCTCTGTGCTTGTTGGGTGTAATTGCCATTATAGGAATGTATCAGGATTTGAATGAGGTTACGGTTGGATGTATTGCAGGCGTGATAGCACTCGCAAAAGATGTGCTTCAAGTAGACTCAGACCCTAATGATGAGTCGTAAGGCATGGTTGAGGAGGAAGAATATACAGAAGAGAAAGGTAGACCATGGATATAAAAGGATTAAAAATGCCTAGATTTTCTTCACTATTTCGACGTAGATCCAAGAAAATTTTTTCTGAAACAGATCAGAGTATAGATTTGATTGAGGATAGAAAACCTCGACGGAAAATATCTATGAAATTTCCCTCTATGAAATTTCCCTCAATCAAGTTTCCCTCTATGAAGTTTCCTTCAATCAAGTTTCCCTCAATGAGATTTCCCTCCATTCCAACCATACCTTTTTTCAGTTTTCTCTGGAATCGACCACCGTTAAGTTGGATTAGGAAATTCCCATTTAGACAGGTGTTCGGAGTCCTGCTTCTCCTTCTATCTATACTAGGGTTGGTAGTTATTTTCAAAGATCCTATGCCATGGATAGCCTCTGTTTTTCCAATTCATCTGAATACAGTAGGTGGCGGGTCTTTACATATTGAACAGACGTATGTGCAAGGTTTACTAAATACTTTGTAC